CCTTTGGGAAGTCCATTCTTGAAAGAATCGTAATCATCAGATATTGCTGCGGCTCTCATCTTAGATGCAGACATACCAGACACACCTTCTGAATCTGGGTCACGTTCACCAGCAGAGATAACTTGAATGTTTTCAAACTCGTAGTATCCGTGTCTACCTTCCATTTTGTTGTACTTCTTGAGCAATCCATCAAACTCTGATACACGATCAGAACCCACAACCATTATTACTGAGGTGTGTCCTTTGTGGTATAATGACACCGCAATCTCAAATACCTGCCTTGACTTATCAACCAAGATATTTCTAGCATGTTTTGGGAACATCTTTTTCATGTATGCGACTTTCTTCACATAGGGAAGAGGGTCTTTCTTTGCATTCTCTGAATGAGATACAAAGACATAATAAGGAGCACCAGCATTATTTGATGACTGTTTTGCAACTGCGTCCAATAACTTTTCGTGTCCTATAGTGGGCGGATTAAATCTACCGAATGTAAAAACACAAGTATCGCCACGAGCTTCCGTAATATCCTTAAAACTTCTCATTTTGCAGTTCCCACTTCTTTAACCTTTTTCAGTCTTTCTAATTCTTTCAGTCTAAGGGAAACCATAAGCTTCTTTGCAATCTTTTTAACTGCTGCACCCTTAGTCTTCATAATCCGATTGTCAAGATTCTGTCTCTGCATTAGAGATAGATTCGCATAATCATTTGCATCCATACCAGCAAACTTTTTAATAATAAGTTGTTTTGCCGCTTTGTTCGCACGTTGTTTTATCTTACCTTCAGGCGCTTTCTTTAATGCGTTTCTTGCCTTCTTAGCCTTAAAGGCAGAAGACTGAGCCATCTTCTTCATTCTTTGACCCATCTTACGTCTTGCCGCAACAGATAATGCCTTACGTTCAGTCAGATTTAATATTAAGTCATCAAATGTTATCATTTATCCCATGCCTTGATTGCAGTAAAGTTGTTAAAACTAAACTCCATTCTGTCTACTAGTTTAACTGCATCTCCAGATACTCTATCAATTGCAACATATCCTTCTGGATTAGTAACTTTGAATCCATTTGCAGTTTTAATAAAGGTATCAGTCAATCCCTTAACACTATTTAGTTTGCTTACAACTCCCATCTTTGCGTCAACCAAGTGTCCTTGGAATGCAATGATGTTCTCTAAATTCTTGGTGTGCTTCTTTACTTCACGAAGATACTCAGTCTGAAGATTAGTGTATTTATCCTTACCCTTATCACTCTTTACTTTGTCTATTTGTTTCTGGATTGCATCAAATACCCACTTCTCGTATCCCTTTGCATGTCCTCTAGGGTCAGTAATCTTTGCGCCTTGACGAACCTTACTATTATTGTACGTCTTTAACTGAGCACCAGCAAGTGTTCCTGAGAATACTTCTTGTAGTTTTAAGAACTTGTTCAATAATGGTGCGTTTATTTTAGCAAAGGTAGAACCAGCAGATGATAGAGATTTAGTAACGGCCGTAGTTTCACTTGCAGTCATTGTCGCCTTACCAGATACGTCCTTATAAGTTGCATCATCCATCCATACAGATGAAGGTGTAGATAGTTTACTAATGTTTGCACCGAAGTTTGCTTTCATTGCTTGCAAGTCACTACCAGCATATGTGGTGTGCCATACGACACCAATCTTAGATGATTTGATTTTCTTACCCAAATCCGATTTAACATCAACTGCATAGACGATAGTGTTTGGTTGGAATGTATAGTAACTATTACCTTCAATACTTGTTGTCTCAACATCTTCAGAAGTGTACATTAAGTCACCCTGTAAAACATCTTTGATACCTAACTTGGAGAATTCTGCAAGTGCAATCTTAAACTTACTATTCAATCCACCAGAGAGTCCATCGTCATCAATCTCTTGTGAAGTCTTGTATAGTTTTGGAGTTGCGTTGAATACTGATTTCTTTGCAACAAAGAACTTGCCATCAGATGGGTCGATACCAGCAAAGATTGCTGGAGCACCATCCCACTTTACTGTCATGTTTACAGATGAACGTGCTTCTCCTGCAAGCATGTCTCTTAGAGAACGAACAAAGTTAATTGCAGCCCTACCGCCAGGCACACCAAAGTTTAGAATCTCATCTTCGATATGTTCTAGGTGGAGGTTCTTTCCACCCTTGTCTTCTGTTATGAATGAATTGAAGTTAATCATTTTATACCTTTAAAGTCGTGAAATCACACATCATTCGGGTGGGATATCCGTCTTTTCCTTGCGTGTCTCTAATGTTAAGTTTAAACTTATAGTATGGTGAACTCATCTCCATATCAATTCTTTTTCCTTTACCTGTCTTACCACCATAGTATACAGTACATGTTCCAACTTTCGCGGCCGCTTTCATTGCTGCTTCATCCATTTTCTTAGATAAAACTTGTCCTTTCATTTTATGAATTACATGATAACCATATCCAATACCGCTTTCTAGTAACTCTTTCATGGCTGAAGAATTAGGACGGGTAGTTACTTTGCCACCATCAGTTTTAACTTCATCATTAAAAATGGTACAGAATCTTTTGTTATCAATACCAAATAAGTCTAATAATTTTTTGCCATCGCTATTTTTAATTTCACCCTTGTCTATTTCTGATTGACGTAATTTAGTTCTAATGCCGACATTGAAGAATGTAGTGGTAGTTTCAAACTTTAGACTTAAAAATATTTTCTCACCATCATCTTTTTCAAGAGTAATATCAGTAACACTATTACCTATATCTTTACCACTACCTTTAGTATTTGTAAGATTTATTTTACCACTAAAGTCTAAAGGTCTTTTAGTATTCTCACCACCTACTACATTTACTTTTAACCATTTAGATTCACTTAATTTGTAGGTTTTATCCAAATCTAAAATGGCATTTAACGTATCCTTATCTTCTACAGCATCAACTCCTTCTGCAAACCATTTGTTCAGAGCAGTTGCAAACTGACTCTCAAATGCATTACCTCTGTTATTGCTACCACGATTACCTTTAGAACCATTACCAAATTTTATACGGATTGTTTTAAGATCAGCTCCAGACTTTATACCACTTACATCATAAGTCGATTTAAGGGTTCTAGATACATTAATATCTTTAGGTTTTTTTAAATCTATATTGATAGGAGTATCATCACCCCTACCTTTAAGATAATTGAATAATTTAATAACATCACCAACACTTTCATGTGGCCAGTCGGCAAGAGTTTTAGATATTTCTTCTTCAGATTTTGGGAAAAAAGTATATGCTTCGCCCAAGTAGTAATGAACTTTTGAGACATGGTTAACTTTTTCAGTCACCATAGGATTAAGCTGTCGATAATACTTCGATACGGGCATTCTTCAATTTCTCCATGTGTACAAATATATATTACTATTCTATTTATAACGAAACGTACTTAGAACTTCATATCATTGAACTTTGCATACCTCGCATGTTGTCCCTTGTCAAAGCCCGGCGTATCGTCTTGGCCACTATCATTAATGTCAGATTGTGCCTCTTGTTCACAATCATACAACTTCATTTTACTTCTGTCAATACCTACTACGAATCTTTTGTTTGTACCCAAATCATTATAACGATTCTTTAACTGTTTAATCATTAACTGATTTAGTCCTTCTAACTCTTCAGTAGAGATTAGTGCAAACATCAAGTCAGCAGTTGCAGGCAAACCAAACGACTCAGAAGTATCTTCTAGTCCAACATCAGAGTTTGCAAAACCACCACGGGTAGTTTGAGTTGCAGACATGATGGGAAGGTTTGTTTCAACAGCAAGTCCACGAAGTTCTTCAGCGATTGCCTTAATATAGAAGTATGAACCCACACTTGCATTACCCTTGAAACGAGATGAACTACAAATATTCAGATAGTCAATAAAGATAATATCTGGCATGAATGATTTCTTTAGTTGTAGTTCTTTAATCAAACTACGAAAGTGTCCAGAGTGAGCAGATGCAGTTGGGTATTCCTTGATAACAAGTCTACCATTAGTCTTAGAGTTAATCTTCTCAACCTTAGACTCAAACATTTTCTTGGGTAGATTGTGCAAATCATCCATAGAGATATTCATCAGGTTAGCATCAATACGTTCTGCAATGCGTTCTTCTGCCATCTCCATAGTAATGTATAATACGTTCTTACCTTGCATCAGTGTTGCTGCAGCCATGTGACACATGAACAATGATTTACCAACACCAGTACCAGCAAGGGCAATGTTCAAGGTTTTGTTTGGAAGTCCACCTTTGGTAATCTTGTTGAAATACTC